GAGCCGCTCCGGTGGTCGTTGTAGCTGCCGACTGAGCCGCTCCGGTGGTCGTTGTAGCTGCCGACTGAGCCGCTCCGGTGGTCGTTGTAGCGGCTGACTGGGCCGCCCCGATGGTCGTTTGGGCGGAGCCAATCGCGGCCTGGTTTCCGATGGTCGCGGTCTTATCGGCGGTCTGGATCGCCCCGAAGTAGATAGCGTTTTCGGTGACGGCCCACTGCCGCTGGGCAGTATCCCCGATAATCGCGATAGCTCTCCCCGAAGCATCCAGTCCGATACCGACTGCATGCCCACCGCTTGTGAGAAAGCCCGCCGACACCTCCGTGCCAAGTTTGAGGGCGTTTGCAGCCTGCAGGCCACCTGTCGCTATTACACCGCCCGCGACTTGGGCTTCGGAGAGCAGGCCCGACAGGTCAATCCCGGCAACCATGCTTGCGAACTGGTCCGCGGCAACCGGGATAGATGCCGCGCCTTCGACCAGAGCAACTTTTGCCTCTTCTCCACCCGCCGCCACCGCTTCCCCGCCCTCCGCGAGATGCCAGCCCGCTTCATCGAATACCATCCCCATTGATTCCATGACGGTACGTTGTTCCGCCGTCCATTCCATGAGAGGTACGGCAGCCATTTCCATCGAGCCGCCGACAGTTTCCCAGGTCTCAAGGATCGCGGTAACTTGAGACTGTGTCATATCATCCCAGGCAGCCCCATGCTCCGCGGCAGACGCCGAGACGTAGGCCGCAAATGATGATCCTGACTGGGCGAATTGTGTCGCGGATTGAGTCCACTGTTGTAGGAGGGTACCCTGGGCGGTCGCGATCGTGTTGAGCAGGTTGGTGGGCTGGGCGGTAGCTATATTGTTCGCCGCTATATCGGAAGCGTCCGCCAGGTCATCTACGGTGTTACTTAGACTGTCCGCCGAGTCGTCAATCGCTTTTGCTGCATCCTCAACCGTTTCTGGGATTCTGGGCCACCGCACAGCCATCTCGTCGACGTAATCCGCCACCTCCTTTTCTTTATCAATCAACTCGATTAGATAATCTACGGCCCCAGCGGGTATTTCAGTCCCTTCATCGAGTCCGTATTGTCCGTATTGATCCACGGTGGTTGTATGATAGCCACCGGCGTACTCGGATAAAGCGCTATTGATCTCTTCTTTGGTATATCCATACGTCTGGAGTAGATTTCTCAGGGAATTGATCGATATGTTGCTACTTATGAAAGACTGCCCCGTGCTATATACGCTCCCAGACGCAACCGATGATCCGGTTGAAGGGGACCCCACGCCACTTGATCCACCACCGGAAGATGGCTGAGACGCTTTCACCGCTTCCCCTGTCCCCGGTGGCAAGTTTATTGTTTGGTCTCCGGTCACCACGGGGACTTTGGTGGGGTCTGGTGCCACGGCGGGCGACGATCCCCCCCACAGACTGGGTAATTCAGGCCACGAAAAACCGGATACCCATGCCCACAGATCGGGAAGTGCGGGCCACGACAATGTCGCGATCCACGTGGTAAGCGACGGGAGAGATGGCCACGAAAAATTGAATAGGCTGGTTAGCCATCCGGGCTGAGCCCATGAGGGCCATGTGCCCGAGGTCAACGTGGACTTTAGGGTATCGTATGTAGTTTTGATAGCCTCGATTGAAGATGATATGGGGCTTAAGAAGGTCTGGATGGTCGTTCCGGCAGAACTTACAGTGATGATCGCGGAATTAAACGCATGAATAAATGCATTTTTGATATCCACCCCGAGACCGACAAAAAGACCACCAACCCCCACTACCCAGTCCCTGATTGAATTGTAAGGACCGGCGAGCGCTTCGGCGAGCTTCTCGACGATTCCGTCCCTGATCCCACTCATGATCGACCAGCCAATACTGAGCCAGTGATTTACTTCTCCTAAAAATGTGGTAATCTTCGTGACTATGGTAGTGAGTGGTGTTTCGGATTCGCTCCCTCCCCACCAATCGCTAATAGCAGTCGCGATGGCAGATCCAAAATCGGTTACTAACTCAAACGCCTTGGCGATTGCCCCACCAATCGTCTCACCGATGCCTGTCGGACCGTCTCCCTCTGACCAGGTTGTGAGCGCGTCTCGAATTCCGCCGTACCATTCTGTCACCAAACCGAACCCGGCCTTGATCTTTTTCCCGACCCAAGCCCCTACATCAGAATCCCAGCCAATTCCCTCCTTGATTCCATCAACTATATCCGCCGCCCACCCGGCCACCGTGGCCAGGCCATCCTTGATCTTTTGGCCGATGCTGGCGCCGTCTGCATTGGTGATGTCGTCTTTGATCCAATTCCCAATGCTCTGCCCAATATCTTTGAGCATCTCGATCCCGGATCGGAGAGCTTCCCCGATCTTGACGCCGGAACCATGCCAATCGACTGAAGTAAGAGCATTCCATAACTGGCCGCCAAGTCCGGAGAATGTCCCGGCCAATGGCCCCAGAGCATCGCCGATAGCGCCCGCGATTCCTTCCCAATCGACCGATAGAAAAGCGTCCAGAGAGGCATCGCCCAATTCCGAAAACTTCGCCACGACACTCTGCAGACCGGCCCAGATGGTTGCTCCGATACCCCCCCAATCAACCAAAACGATGCTATCGTAGATCGCTTTTCCGATCGAAGACAAACTACTACCCGCCGACTGGAGGGCGGTCCATAGATCATCTCCGATCTTGCTCCAGTCGATCCCCATCAGGGCTGCCAGTAGAGACGACCCAAAATCAGAAAGTTGTGATCCGAGAGACTGTAGACCGGCCCATATCTGCCCGCCGATCGCGCCCCAGTCGATGCCGGTGACTGCGCCCCACGCGGCCGTAAGAGCAGCGAGGATGGCGACGCCAATATCCCCCCACTTGATCCCCATCATATATGAATATATCTGGCGACCAAAATTCGCGATGGAGGATATCCCGGTCTGGAGGGCTTGCCCCCAATTAATCCCGCGGATCGAATCATACGCCCACTTAGCTCCCTTCTTGAATTCGGCCTGGATCTTCTTTGCCGCTCCGGCATAATCGCCCTTCTGGAGCAATTCGTAAATTTCAATGACCGCCTCTTTGGTCGACTCAAACATGCCACCCAGAACGGCGCTCACCGCTTCCCAACCCGTTGTCAGGGCATCCCGCATGACACCCAGCCCGGGGACAATCGATATGATCGAATCGGTTACCTTGGCGAACGCTGCTCCGATCTCGTTTGCTACCCCGCGAGCCGACTTGCTCAACAGATCGAAAGCTCCACCATAATTTCCAGCGCTGAGCAGGGAAACCATTTCACCAGCGAAGCCAACGAACCGCGCGAAACCAGCCGATACCGCATCGAATACGCTACCCCAATCCACCAAAGCATACGCCAGTACCCCAATCGCCGCGGCTGCTACGAGAACGGGCGCTCCTATTGCCCCGATGGCAGCCACAAGACCGCCAACCGCGGGAAGGGCAAAACCAACCGCCACAAGAACTGGGCCAAGCGCGGCCGCCAACGCTGCGGCCACAACGATTACTTTTTTCATGGCGGGATCCATCTCTCGGAATTTGGTTACGAGTGACGTGAGCGGCCCCTCAACCAGACCGCGGACGATCGGGCCCAGAATGTCCGAGAACTGGAGTTGGACCTCTTCCCACAAAGATCCCAGCTTCTTCATGACGCCCCATAGAGAATTTGTCTGGGTTTCCGCCATCTCCATAGCCTTGTTTGTTCCCGTTACGTCCGCGGTCAATCCGCGGATCGCAGGGGCGCCCTGGTTTACGGCGGCAAGGATGCCTGGTCCCGCTTCGCGCCCAAATATCGCGGTTGCCGCGGCAGCGTCCATATTCGAAGCGGCAAATGTATCAATAAGTTCCGCGAATGTGTGTGTTTGTGGATTGACTTGGTCGTATGTCAACCCAATCCCGGCTAGCGCTCCTGTTAGATCGTCCGTTGGCTCCAGCAAGGCAGAAATTGCGCCCCGGAGCATCGTTCCGCCTTGTTCGCCTTTTATATTTGCGTTCGCATAGACGCCCAACGCGGCGCTCGTCTCTTCGAGTGACCATCCAAGTGAGTTGGCAAGCGGCCCTACCATCTTCATGCCGGACCCCAACTGCTCGATAGTCGTGTTCGACTTCGCCGCAGTGGCCGCGAGAACGTTCGAAACTCGGCCGGATTCTGTGGCAGCCATACCGAACTGAGCAAGTGTCCCAGTGACGATCTCGGACGCCCGCGCCAGATCCATCTGACCGGCCGCTGCCAGGTCGAGGGTGTCGGGGAGTGCGGCTATAATCTGCTCCGTATCCATGCCTGCAGACGCGAGGTAGTACATCGCATCCGCAGCCGCGCTCGCTGAATATACCGTAGTTGCTCCTGCATCCCTTGCCGCTGCGGAGAGCTGGGCCAACGCTTCAGCCCCACCGCCCGTCACCGAGGCAACGTTCGCCATAGACTGTTCAAAATCTGCCCCAGTGTGGACCAGTAGAGCGCCCAGCCCGACTAGGGGGGCGGTAACGCCAATCGTCAGAGATTTACCAACATTCCCGATTTTGTCACCGAGCCCGGAGAGTTTGTCACCAAATGATTGAAACTTGCCTTCGGCTTTGTCCAACCCGGTATCAAATTCAGACGAATTTAGACCCAACGTAGCATATATATCTCCGACTTGGAAAGACATACTAACCCCCAATCATCCTCCGGGAGGACGTATCCCGGCAAGTTCGCAGTCATTTTTAACCATTTTTTCCCTTCGCGCCGTCTCGTTTTTATCTTTTCCATACACCTTCTCGAATGTTGGAAATTCCTTATCACTCAACGCGTATCTCACCATGAGGCCAATCTCATATCTCTCCCTCGCACGCTGTCGCGATCTCCTAGAGAATGCGATCATTTTGATGTTGATCTCTGCGATTGTCAACGAAAAAAAGTAAGAAGGAGACATATCCATGTCCCCAACGCAATACTCAAAAACTTGCTCCCAATCCCAAACATCCCCGTCTACTTTGTCGTCCCTTCCGGGAGAGCTAGCTTTTTTCGGTCAATCCCCCTGGACCGCAGCATAGCGTCCCCGATCACGTCCAATAGATCCTTATATCTCGTCCCGTCATCCCCATCATCCGAGCGTTCCGATACATACGTATCGAAGAGCTCAGCAGCCTCCGTCATGCTCATCTTGGGGTACTCGTGTAGAAGAGCATGACGGAGGAACCAAACCACTCCAACGATAGTCTGCAACCCCGCGGACATGAGGTGTCCTATTGGGAATACACCGTCAGTCCCCAACACTTCCCGGCCACCCGTCTTTTCCATGGCGATTACACTTTTTGACGTGTACTTCAACGTGTACTCGACCCCGCCTATATTTATAATGTCTAACATATTCACACCGTGTGATAACATAGCTTTCCGATCCCCTCGAAGGACAAGTCCCCCTCGATCAACTCACCGACCGGAGCGTTCACGTCTACCCCTATCAGGTTACATACCCCTTCAAGCTTCTGTATGCTACCTGTTGTCACATCTATGTAGAAAACACACACCACTTTTGTGGCAAGTTTCCCCAATTCCTCACCGGAGGACCGGCCTCCCGTCAGGTCTGCCTCCGCCTTCGCGTTTACGACCCCAGAACCGTCCTGCACCCCGGGGTAACTCATCTCGAATAGTATACCCAGGGCATCGCCTTCAATATAATTAAGTATGTCCTCGGCGGTCGAGGTTGCCACCCCGCCTGCGTCGGTTGCGATGTTTACGGTCGTCAGGTTCGCCACTCGCGCGATCGAGAGGGGCGTGTTGTTTCCCGCGACCACGTAAACGACCGACTCATCATTTCCGGCCTCGCCTGCGTCGCCCCAGGTCCACACGAGGTCAGAATTATCGAGCGTGCAGTCGACCGTTAGCGATGCTTTTGAATACCACCAATGCCTCTTCACTGCCCCTTTCCACGAGAGCAGTCCCGCGACAAACGCTTTCCATATGACATTTGTATTTAATTCATTGGGAAAAGTTGTACAGTCCAACTTTTCGGCAGTCGGATCGACTGACCATTCGTGCCCGCCCGCGAGAGCTTCCATGAAGAAGAACCAGCAGTCCACCGTGACCGCCCCGACTGGAGCCGCGGGCAGGGTGACATATCCCCCCACGTAGTCGATATGTAAATGACAGTTTGGGATGATATCTACACCATCGTATACCACAACCGCCTTGGTGGGATCCCATACAGCCTTAAGTCTGTCACTGATGTAATACTCATTCGTTGCCCCCACTTGGGTTGTTGCCTCCGCCGTGGCCTCGATGGAAGCCCCGAAGGAGGAGAAGAAGCTGGCAACCCCGCCAGCGAGTGCTCCCATTTAGACCCCCTATGTATACGTTAGAGACCCGGTGCCCTGGAACGATATACTCCCGCTCTCAACCCCGCTTACGGCCGCAGATATTGGGAACCCGGTAATAATGATTGTTCCCAGCAGATACTTCGTGGCAGTCATATATAGCCGGATATTCGCGGCCGCTCCACCGAGGGCCAGCCACATGGCATACTGCCCGTTGGTGTCGGTCAGGTCGACATAGGCAAGCTCGATTGACCCTTCCCATTCCTTGAGCGTCGCGAGGTATGCCTTCCATGCAGCGTCATTGCCGGTTAGGAAC